CCTGCTTACCGGCAAGCCCTGTCACAGATCATGCTGAGTGGCAAAAACGGTACTATCAGATTTCAAAAGTCGTAGCTGAATGGCTGACCAGTGCGACGCAAGGCTGTCAAGCATATCGGCCAAACCCCCGTCCAGAGTATCGATTGACAAGGTCAACTTCATAAAAATTGTTGTTAATAAACGACCTGAACGTACCCCAGGTTATGCCAGCCGGGATCTCTGTTGGATTGATCGCACCATAGCGAATCTCCTGATTATCTTCCGGCTCCTCCCGCCCGAGATAAACCTTCGTCTCAACGCATCCCGTTATGAATGTCAGGATGAGTATAGTGGTAAGTGCAAACAGCTTTTTCATTTATCTATCATTTTGATTGTTAAACTTTTGTGTAATTCATGCGCCATTAACTCCTCCACCAGTTTCCAAAACCCGAAGGGAATCCAACACCATCACCAGTTGCACCCGGTATCGTAATGCCTTGGATTGTTAATTCAGCCTTGACGTTAAGATCTTTCAGTGCTATTGCAAGCGCAGAAGGGGCCGGAGTACCGCTGTAGTCTCCCCATATCCCTCCTTGACTTGTGTCTGCCAGAGACGCACATTCACCGCGTATATAACAAGAGCAATAATCTCTGCCATAACTCCATGCCGCAGATGAAAAATCAATCAACAGATCAATCATTTCCTCCCTGGAAAGACCATAAACAGCAGGTTTAATTTTAATCCAGTTTATCGCGTCATTCCATACCCTTCCACCTGTATAGGTTATCGCGCCCACACCATAATATGAGAACTGTGCTATGGGAGCAGGCAAATCAGCAAGATCACCTCCAATTGTATCATGCAAGCTCCCGAGTCCAAGGTAGAACAGATTTCTGCCAACATCCTTAAAGTCACCACTCAAACAGTCTTCCCCGTTTGTAGCAAACTTTATAATATTATCCGATATGTCAGAAGCTTCACCATAGGTTACACTGCCAATGTTCCCCACGTATGACCAAAACCAAAAGTAGATCATCGTTGCTGGCAGATCCTTATAACTACCACCGATGGAGTTATCACACATCATGTAGATATATTTCATTACTCGTGGCATATCAGCCAAGACTCCAGTACCAAGACCTTCATACGATGCAATCTCGAACTCCTGAAGACCCCTAGGCATGTCTGCCAGATCAAAGGATATATCAACACAATGGGCAAATTCGTAATCGTACAAAGTACAATCGACCAAATTTGGGAACGTTGTCTTTGATAGCCTTCCTGAAATTTTCGGAAAGTCATCTCCGTAGCTATAAAATCCGTCCACATAGCCGGCCCAGCCATTATCATAATCACACTTTCCCCACCTGGTTACTCTCTGAGAGTTCTGAACCTTTAAGAGGCTTGTACCAGACGGAACCTTGACATACATGGTTTGCATCGCACCTTCCGAAATCGTCCTTTCCGTGGTAGGATTTATCGTCCCGTCAGCATCATCATAGAACCTGGCACTTCCGGTAACGCTAAGAACAACTTCCCCTGTCGTTTAAAAAAGAGATCGCAGCAACACCAGCCCCGGTCCCACGTGATGACAGTAAATATGATGCTGTTCTCTCGTCTTCATCACTTCTGTTATCCTTGATATAACCAGTAACCATCAATTCTCCCCAGTAATGTGCATCCAGCTTGAAGTACCTGTTGAGCCAGTGCTTCTCTGCCTCCATTAAGATCTCGCCCTCTTTCAGTATCCCAATCGCAAAAACGTTATACGGAGCGAAGTCTGAATACTTTACAAAGGTCCTGAACGTCATTCCAGAGATGAGGTTGGAATGTGTTTTTTGCTGGAGAACATCCGACGAATTGAACCAGAAATCATCGTGCCCGTCTGCTGCAATGAAGGCGGCAACATTGGGTACGGAAAATGTAGCCTCGGATTCTTGCGGAATATGCGGAGTTGTCCAGTCCTTGCCTGTAACAGTAATGACAGCTTCACTACCAAGGCTATCCTTTAGGTCATCCCCGGTGTACTCCCCGGTCCACAGTAACAAGAACTTTTCGCGCAAAGATCCCGGGAGAAAGTCCTTTCTCTGCTGCTTACTTGTAAGCCTGTTCAGTCTTCCTAATTTGTTCAGCCTCTGCGACATTTCCTATTCTCCTAATGTGGTGATGTTTACATTTGCTCCGAGAATCGCAACCTTATCACCCGGTTTGCAAGGCTGAAGTATCTCGTCCAAAGCCTCTACAGCCGGACCATCTTCAGGTGCAGTCGGATTCTCACCAATAGCAAACCTGAAAGTATTGTCGAGCGACTTGATTCTTACTGCGTAACCGTTAATTGCAGCACTTTGTGTTGATGCCCCTGTTCCGTCGACATCATGTGAGTCGTTCAGCTTTACAATTCCCAGACTTATTCTGTCAGAGTCCGTGAGAATTCTTATTTTCCTTGGTGCCATAACTATATATGTTAATTATTAGTGAATTAGCTTGTTTGTACTGTTCTCCACCCGGCATTGGTGTAAATTTTCAATGTGTGTGTGACAATGTCATATGCCATTGTGCCCTCTGTAGCTGTTAAGGCGTTGATCTGAGTCGTACCCATCTGAGCCATCCTAAGGGGCATGCCCTGGACTAAATTCAACCCTTTGAACATACCTCCGGCATCAACCGGAACCACGCCCAATACTGTCTTCCCCTTTCCGTCACCAATGAGAGTAAACCTGTTTCTGGTATGTCCCCCATGATACCCACGCCTGTTGATAGCAACTACTCCATACAGGTCGTTATCCTCGTTGTCCTCCCATATCTCGTTACCCCTGACGACGATACTTCCCCTGTAGAAGTTGGGCTCGTTTGTGATTGTGGTGTTTCCCGTGAAGTTCTGCCCTGCAATTGTTGATTCAAAGAAAAGATCTTCATCTACCGAAGTAAGAACCACTCCTCCGGTAAGCCAATCAGCTGCATAGAGTACCACAAAGTCTTCTGCCGTCTGACCAAGACCGCCTGTTGAATAGTCAATCCTTATCGTGATACCATCACAAGTAATATTGGCGCTTCCCGAAGTGCCTGAAAGAGTGATACAATCCTTACGCTTCTGGGGTTGTGCAACACCTACCGTAGTCCAATCCTCCGGATTTCCATTGGGATATTTGTCGATATTGTTCCTCAGAGCCTTGTAATTGACCCAGTCACTTGAGGCAAGGTCATCGGTGTTGTAATATGTATCATACACCCAAGCCTCTGCCAGTGACCCATTAGGTGTAATGGTTGCAACAGTACCGGAAAGGTCCCCTACCGGCATTGCTGCTCCCTGCAAGACCCGTACGCCCAGATTGTCAACAAAGGCAAGTTCAGCAAACAGTAGACCCGTTGCCACACTCTCAAAATTTGCTCCAAATGAATCCCAATTTCCTACACTCCATGCGCCCGACGTCCCGTTGGTTCCTTTGAAAATGTAGTACTGGTCCGAGTATTTCACAATGTCTCTCCTTAGAGAGTTGTTGTAGTAAATCTTGCTTGCGCTGAACTCACCGGTATAGACAACGCTCGGCCCCACCTGAGCGAGATCTGCCTGGTTCAACACCGCAACGCCTGCTCTCCCGACCATCTGGCTGTAGCCATTATCCAAATAGACCTCAAAATAGATTGCTACCATATTTGGATTTGAAGGGAAGTAGTAATTAATTGACGATGACGGGCCTCCCTGTGAATACATGAAGAAAGTAACTCCATCGTTAGAGACCCAAGCCCGGTAATAAAAGTTAATGTTCGTAGGATCGCCGATTCCAATTTTTCTAACCAGCCTAACACTAATGTAAGCTGGATCATATGATGCATCAGCCTTTCTTACTGTAATGCTCGTTGACGAGTTGATCATGTAAGTGGTGCCATCTGAACCGGTCCCACCTGAAGCATACTTCGTCCAATAAGCACCCTCAACAGGCGTCTGTCCTGCTGCCGGTGTATTGTTAATGTAGATCCAGCTTTCTCCGTTATATGTAACCTGATCACCCTTGTAGTAGGTAGTGCCAGCTGTATATGCCCCCCTGAAGCACGGCAAGGGGAACGTGGTTCCGCCGGGACTCTGCACCAGCGTCCCTTTAATGGTTAACTGCCCTGGTGCCGTGACGTTCCAGTCAAGCGAGCTATCTGCATCGCCCACCATCAGCTGATTCTGGTCGAGATCAAAGTAGTTCAATCCATCCTGTGACGTGATCCGCCCTGTCGTAATATACCGGCCATTGATTGCCGTGGCTCCATATGTAAGCGATATCCACCGCACACCACTTTCAACCGAATGAATTACCCCAAGCAGGAAATTATAATAGTCCGGGTCAGCATCTGCCATGATCTGATCCTGAGAGAAGACCACCTGACCTGTTGCACCAGTTTTGCTGCACCTGGCGTAAATGTAGTACGGTCCAGTACTGGAAAGTGTGGCACTCGAAGCGCCTATGTTCCAATTCATAACCGTATCACCCATACCGTAATGTGCAAGGGATCCGGCTGAAACTCTTACCTCGTTAGGATCTCCCCCGTAATTTGGCTCAATAGTGGAATTGAATGATAACTGCTGACTCCTTGTTCCTACCTTCAGCATCATTGTCTCGATGCTCTGCGGTCTTATATTCTGAGGGTCAAAATACCCATCCGGGTCAAATACCATGTCAAGCAACTCACCAGTGTTCTTCCAGTTGCGTCTTGCCCTTGAAACATTAAGCAGCTTTGTAGCAACGGCTTCAACCGCCTTGTTCACATCAACAATCTCTTCCTGAAGTCGTTTCGTGGTCCTTTTGGTGGCCTTCTCGCCTAACCTTACTGAAACCGTGTACGGATCGTCTAATTTCTCGGTTATTGCAAGCACTCTGGTTGAATGTGATAACTCCCCACTCGTGAAATTCACATTTCGGCCTACTGTCAGGGAGATTCCGGCTGCAGCAAAAGCAACCGGGTATGAATTGACCTGATAAGTACTCAGATTCGAAGCAAATTCAGCCATCTTCTCGTCAAGCCTGTCCTCCAAATCTGCTTCAGCAGAAGCTGTATATTCTGGTGGCATGACGATATTGAAAAGCACCAAGTTGTCACCGACCTCTGGAGCAAGCATAACATTTGGTACAACATACCCCGTACTCTCATCAAAAATGATTTCAAACTCATCGTCCTCCGGATGGTACGCTAATTCGAAATCCCACCCGGCCAGGTTGCCGGATTCGAGATGAATGGAGAGGGTTTCACCTTCGATAATGGACTCCAGATCAAATGTGAACCCGCTGATTGAAAAGAAATAAACCCTGTAGGTGTCGTAAACCGGAACTCCCTCTACCTCTTGGCCCGTTGGAATACGGTTTCCGTTTTCGTCATAATGGTACCTTGTCTCGTACCTGACTGACGAAATTGTAAGCGACGATTTAGGATAAATATCGTCGAAGATCAGGACCTTGGTATTGATTTCAACCGGAGTTAGTCCACTCCTGACATCTTTGTAACCCTGCGGACAGGTCAAAGGCGGAAGTGTCAGCCTTTTCTTAACCACATGACTTGCTGACGATCCTGACGTATAGTCCTGCGGAATGTTTCTCGACGATCCAAAGGCATAGAATCTGGTAAAATATCCTTCATCGTTTCTCGTCACCGTTGGAACTCCTACATTCGTCCCAACCGTTAAAGCTATTGCCGATGAATGAGCACACCGGCTCAGATGAATGACCGTACCACTCACCCACCATTCAGTATCCCACGCCTCGGCTATTGCATTCAGTCCGTCAATGATACTGGTTCCCTGGAACTGAATCGTCTTACCTCCAATCAGAGATAGATCATAATCAAAGGAATACTCTTCGCCCGTCTCGTCCTCAATGCTCGCAACAATCCTGTTCAAGAAGTCACTCACTGTCCCGGTCAGCGTCCAGTCAGTTTCTTTGGCAACGATTACTCCTTCACTTGTCTGAAGAAAAAAGAATGGTTTATTGACCCATCCCATGACCTTTGAGTGAAAGTGCGGTTCATACCTGTACTCCACCTCGTTGGTCCTGACCGGGGTGTAGGGTTCAAACAATCGGTATGTTTCGCCCTTGTAAACTATGTATGCTCCTTGCGGCAGATCATTTCCTGTATCCAGAACAAATGAGAGCTTCACATAGTCAGAATTCATCAACTCGGCCACGTGCTCACACCCCTCGGTTTCCGGAACAGAGAGTAACAGGCTACCCGCTATGTCGTAAATGTTAAGCATCCGGCGTTCTGTTTGCAGGATTCGGTTCATTAAAAGCTACCGCCACCTTTGCGGCATATGTAAGGCTTGAAAGTGCGGTTGATCGCAGATACAGAAGATTGTACGTCATCTTATTCCTGACCGACCTCAAAGTGATCGCTCCTCCGTACAGCTGGGCCATAAACAGGTTATACCTTGTCTGGAAGCTGGTGCCGTTATTTGCAAAGCAGAAAACAAGCGTCACATCTCTCTCGTCTTTCTTGGGAGCCGTGGCAACCACTGACTTACCGTCTGCAGCCCTCGACTTGTTCGAGATATATTCTTTCACCGGAACAGCCATAAGCAGCTTGTCCTCGCCACCATCTTCAAGGAATACCCCCCAGGTTGTCCAAGCGTCATAACCATTGATATACAGCTCTCCCGTCATAATCCTCTGGTGTTTTCTTCAATTTTTGCAAGACGTTCATTGACCGCATACAGCTCATTCGTGTTCTTGGCAATTTTGTCCAGATAGTCAATTCCCGAGAGAGAGATATCTCGGATCTCCATTAGCCTGTCCACCGCAAGCTGGTTTGTCATCCTCATGTCCGAAATATCAACCTGAATCAGCTTGCCGGCAGCCGACAATTCTGCTCCGTACATCTGCAGAGCCGTGAACCTTCCGTTCAGCTCACTCGCCGTATCCTGTGACATGGTCTCGAACCCTTTTCTGCTTGCCTCCTGCTTCTTCACATCTGCGAACACATCGCTGTATGCCGACAGCATCTCATCCATATCCTCGGCAATCAGCCCTGCCTCCGTCTGGAACTGATCCAACTGGCTTGAGAATGTTCCCGACTGAACTGAATCCTGAATTTTGTCTGTCAGTGCTTGTAATCTGCTGTCAAACAGACTCACCATAAGAGAATTCATCACCGCATCCCGGAACACCTTCCTCATGTACTCGGCTGTCTCTCCTGCCTCTACTTTTCCGTCCTCCATGAATGCCATGAAAGAGTCGCGCATGCTGTCAAATGTTAGCCCTGTTAGTGCCTCCTGGAACCGTTCAGTGCTTTCGACAAGCATAGCATCAATGTCTACTCCCTCCTCCTTCAGGTCCCGTAAACGTTCGAATAGTTCAGCGGCCCTCTCCTCCAGCCTACCTTCCGTGTATAGCTTCTCGATGTCCTCGTATGTCTTTCCGGCCAAAGCTGCATAGTGGTTAACAATCTTCGGCTTCTTGAAAAGTCCACCTCCCTCATAACTCTGACTTTCAATATATTTCTGACCCTGAAGCTGCGCAAAGGCCAAAGTATATTCCAGTTTGTTCTCCCACTTTTGCTTCTGCAATTCCTGGGTGATCCGCTGTTGATAGGAAAGGGTTGTTTCTCCAATCTGCTGTTCCAATCTCAGGCGCTCCCTGATAAGCATTTGATATTTCTGCTCACCGGCAATCGCCGCATAGTAGAACTCGAAGAATTCCTCCTTGATCTTTTCGTTTTCCTCCTTTATCCTCTTGAAAATCCCAAAGATCTTCGTCAGGCCCTGAACCAGACTTGCAACCCCACCCAAGATATCTCCTGATGCGAATTTTGCTGCTGACTTCGCGAGCTCACCGAATCCACCCAACAGCTCCGAAATGTTTTTAGAAGCATATTCAGCGCTATCACCGATCATCGAACCAATCCCCCTCTCCGATAGTCTGGAGATCGCCTACAATTTTACTTACTGCTCTCTCGATATCCGCAGCGGCACCTACAATCTTATCATTGTCGTCCCCTTCGATAGCTTCCATCAGGTCCTTCCACGCATCCTTCAGTGCTTTGAATGGATTACGGGAGTTCAATTCTGCCCTCAGCTTATCTATTGCAGACTGATAGGCTTTTACATCATCCGGATTCCATGCAGTTGTATTGACCTTCTCTGCTTCCTCCAATATCTTTTTCAGCGTCTCCGTTCCGACCCTTTCCAAGTCAGTGAACATTTTCGCATACAGGTCTCCATCCTTGAACTTCTCGAAGTCCAGGTCTGCCAGAGACTCATTCACCTGCTTCCTGACCTCTTCAATAGCCTTGTCAACCTCGACGGCGTTTTCAGCCGTTCTTGACGCCTGAAGGGCCTTCAGATCATCGTTGAACTTTCGTTCGATCTCCCTGCGTTGTGCAGTATAATCGGCATATTTTGACAACAGTGCTGTGACTAAAACGTCCTCGGCTTGCAATTTAGCTTCGTTGGCTCTCCTCTCCCTTTCTGCGACCTGATCCTGTTGTACCTTCTCCAGATCTGTGACCTTTGTAGTAGAAGGGGTGAAGGTCATTCCTTTCTCTTTCCAATCAGGATACTTGCTCTCCCACTCCTTCCTCTCAATGTCCTGTTGAGCCTTCACCATCTGTTCCGCCAGGCGCCGGTTCTCTGTCATGGTTTTCTGGTAGTTCAGCTCGATCTGAGCCCTCTCCTTGTCAAACCCATCCTTCATTGCGTCCACCTTCGCTTGCCAGATCTCGTACTGTGCGTCAATCTCAGCTTCCTTCAGCCTGTTCTTCGCCTCCTGGATCTCTGCAAGCCTGTCCGCTACCTCCTGCGCTGATATCTTGTCACCCTTCTGCCCTTTCTCAACGGCATACTTATCAATTTCGGCCTGTGCGTCAATGATCTTCTTCTGGTACTCCTTCCACTCTTTCGTCCCCTCCATCATTGAACCGAGAGCTTCCAGTCCTTTCTGAGCGTCCTCCTTCTCCTTCTCCCAATATGCCTTGTTTTTTATTTCTTCCTCAACGCCGCCGCCGCCGCCATCTCCTGAATTACCAGCTTCAAAAACACCAAACATAGTCCTTGCCTTCTTCTCAGCTTCGTCTGTAGCCCTTATAGCGTCCTGAATGCTATCTATGTACCTCTTGATTGACGGCACATCATTTGACTCATTCTCGTAATTGTGAATAATGTCTTGAATCTGAAGGGATGTTTTATTGCCTTCCAGTATAGCGGCCTTTACCATGGAGTAGTACTTGCCTCCCAGACCTGTACCAAACTTTTCAGTCAGCTTCTCATAGATCGTATTCAGGTTGTCAGACATGACCTCCTCCAGTGCCGTTGTCTGCTCATCCATGAACTTGGTGAACTGCCTTGCGTTGAACGACTCCTGAATGCTTTGAGTTAGGGATTGATATTTTGTATCCAGCAGACCTACCTGTTCAATCTCGGTTGACAGGGTATCGTCGTACTTGGCGAACTTCTTGACAATCTCCTCCTTGATCTTATTGTACTCCTCCGACCCTTTCTTGGTGGAAGCAAGTTCAGATTTGAGCCGGGCAAGTTCTCTCTGCTCTGAAAGAGCTCCATTCTCAGACTCTTTCATTGCATCCTTCATCCGGTCACTTGCCTTCTCCATTTCGCTCTTGGCTGAAACCACCTTGTATATCGCAAAGGCAATCCCGGCTATTGCCGCGGCAACCAGAGTATAAGGATTCGCAAGCATGGCTGCCTTGGCCGCTTTGAGAGATTTGACAAGTGATTGCTGTGCGAGCGCAAACAGCTTTGTTCTTGCTGCTGCAGCCGCTTCAGCATTGGTAAGAGTGACTGAGGCCATTGCTGCCAGCCTCTTCTCCAGTACTGCCTGACGCAACACCTGGCGGTGTAATCTCTGAACGGCCATCACAACCAGAAGCGTGGCCCGATAGGTCCCATATACCGCGATCAGCTCACCAATGGTTCTACCTACCTCTTCGTAATTCTCAGCGAGATCTATTCCTCCCTGTAATACTTTCTGAATTGCCGGCTCCAGTTTCTTTCCGAGATCGTTTGCGGCCATGTCAATAGCATCGCCAAGGTTCGACTTCAGACCTACAATGCTCTGCGCTTGGCGTTCCATCAGGTTATTGAACTTCCCTCCCTCTGAGGTCATGTTCTGGAAGGCTTTCTGAACATCTGTAAAACTTACCCTGCCGGCAGTAACCATTTCCTGAAGCTGCTTGACGGACACGCCCAGGACCTTTGAAAGCTCTTCGTATATTGGGATCCCCCGGTTAGCAAACTGCCGGATATCGACTGTCATAACCCTGCCACTGGCTCGCAGTGTACCGTAGAGGTAAACAAGGTCATTCAGGGGTGCCCCAACTCCGGAAGCGACGTCCCCGAGCATGACCAACTCATCATTGACATTTTCGAGCTCAAACCCGTATGCCAGTAATTGCTTTGCCCCGGTTGCTACCCCCGTAAGGTCGAACGGTGTCCTGGCCGCAGTCCTTGTCAACTGGTTCATCAGGCCCATTGCCTTCTCCTCGCTTCCGAGCATTGTGGAGAATGAAATTTCAAGTTGCTGGAACTCTCCACGTATCCTCGCAACCTGATCTATAAATCCCTTCGCTGCAGCGATTGTCAGCAACCCTCCGATTGCCTTTGCAGCCATATTGAACGATTTGTCAATACCCCGGCTGGCGACTCCGGCCTCTGCGTCAATGCGGTGAAAATCATTGACAACAGTCTGAGCCTCCTTCTGAAATTGCGAAGTGTCCAGACCTATTCCATACCATTCCTTGCCGCCCGAGTTATTCATTACTGGTAAGGGATTTTGCTTTTTTCAAGAACCGCCCGAAGCTCATTGGCTTCGTTGCGGGCTGCTTTTTCTCCTTCTTTTTGTCATCCTTTGAATCATGATCCGTTGAAGGGATTACGGAATTCATCATAATGACATTCACAAAACTCAACTCGTAAAGCACGAACTCAAAGTCGAGTCCGTACCATTTCACTATGCTTGCGATTGTGGCCCAGATGCTGTCGTTTCTGCTTCCCTCGTCGGCTTTGTGATCCCGACTTCCAACAGGAAAGCAGTAAGCCCGAAAAAACTGCCGACCTCCTGATGCTGCAATAGTCTGGTAAGGAGTTCACTGATTTCATTTGGCGATGCTGACCGGTAAATATGATCAGCTATTCTCCGCAGTTTGACCTCGTCTTTTATACTTCTCAGTCCAGGCCTCTTCTCTCCGACTATAAGCGTTGCCATGATTCTGGCAACCGGCTTCGCAACATCTTTTGCAAGTCTCAGGGACTCCGAAAGAACCTTATTCTCGTTAAGGTCCTGAGCCGGCATTTCAGCGACTATCGCCGAGACCCTTGCAAGCGTGGCAATGGTCGGAGGTGCAACTGAGTAGTCCGCACCCCCGATCCTCATTATACCACCTTTCTGAAGCAGGGCGTCGGCAGCTTGTTTTGCTACCGGCTCCATACTATTCTTCTACAGTTCCGAAGTTCCAGAAGTAACCACCCTGGCCCTTCAGGACAGTAATGGTAAGCTCGACCGTCCATCCTTCCTTCTCGCTGAAGAGAGGCTTGGCGGTAATCTTGCACTTTGGAGCTTCGAAGGTCTCAGATCCGACCACCTTTGACGCAAACTTTACCGAATAGTTCCCGGTTGTCACGAATGACTCAACCCTTCCGGTGTTTGTCGTGTTGAAGGTCCAGAACTGTTTTGCGTTGGCTATTCCCAGAAGCGTTCCTTTGAGTCTCATTGAAGGCTCACCACCCTGTTCGTCAACCAGTACATGACCTGTTCCGAAAAGCTGCATTACTTCTCCTTCCTCTGTCTCTATCGCCAAGGAATCTTCCTTGATATAGCCCAGAGAAACCAGCGGCGTTCCCATAGCGTCACTTGCGCCTGTTACTGCCACCAACATTTCAATTTCACCCCATGCTGTTGCCATGTTGCTTATTGTTAAATTGTTAGATATTCAAATTTTAATCTCAGATTTACGAAGTGCTGATTGATCTCAGGCTCCTCGAATGTTTGTATCATGTCCCCGTCCGCAAGAAACTTGTACCCGGATCTGCTCAGAGCAAGGTTCGAAGTCATGATCGACTCTTTAAAGTCTCTCAATGCTTCTGCTATTGTGGCACACCTGGCCGTGTTCTTTACCATCACCTTACCACCGGAATAGATTTTGGGAACGTAAGCATTGATATTCACAACGCCAACCTGTTTCTGTCCATCCAATCCGGCGATAAACGATACCACAATATCCTCGGCTTTTGAGTTGAAAGGTCGCTGGCCGTTTGCATAAACACCTCCGGTAATCATACTGTCCAGAGTGCTTGCAACGATCAGGGCAATCACATCGGATTCAACGTTTTCTGCTGCTTTTCTCATGCTGCTTTCATGTTGAACCCTAACTGTTTCATGATCCTCGGCACAAGTATCTCGGCTTGTAGTTCAGAACCCGTGATTACATCATAGGATCTGGCTTCCACGTAAGCCGCATACTCCATCCCTGCAACTACTATAAGGACAATCCCTGCGCTGTTCTTCGAGATCAGCTCGTTGATGAACTCCTTGCCGGACTTCACCCCGTCTGCACCTTCTCTCACCTGTGTAAATCCCTTCTCCGCAATGATCTTCCCGTTGTCCAGTACTGCATATCCGATCGAGCTTCTCAGGTTGCCGGTTTGGTCCATGTAACTCCCGTGAGTCCGTGCATAATTCACGCACTCTTCTCCAACTCGCATCAGAGCCCTATGGATCACCTGCTTTGCCTCATGGATCTTCTGTAAGACTGCCGCATTTACGGCTCCAACTGGTGTCAGCTTCCGGATCCCCATTACAGGACAATTTTTACTCGCTGGATATCTTCGAGTATTTCAATACTGATGACCTCTTTTTCACACACCACGTTTTCGCGGCTATCCTTCAGCTGAACATATGTCCCGTCAAACTCCATGGAGTCTGTCGTTACGACATACGATGCTTGCTGAAAATCTCCATCAGCATATCTTCCCCTGTTACTCAGCTCAATGGCCTTGTACTTGCACTCAACCGCATCACTCCAGTCATAGGTAATAGGGATGGGCTGACCCGTTTCAGGATCAGTCCCTCCCCCTATTGCTACCTTGGATGCGATTGTCCCTAACATGACATATCTTCAAGGAACGTAATCTTCGCCTCTTTGACATAACTGCTTGCCTCCAGGCCGGCCTCGTCACACAATCGCTTGAGCAACATGGTTGCGGCCTCTTTGTCAAAGGATTTGCTTACCCCTCCCTCAGATACGCTCCCCAACGAGATCATCTGCGCCAGCAGTTCAACCTCAATGAGTAGCACCGTGGCTTCATCGGTGACTTCAGCGGAAGGCATTAAGCTGTGCTTCTCGCACTTCCGAGTAATCATATTGGATGAAACCGGGAAGGGTTGTAAATCCTCTCGTATGGCCTGCAGATAGGTCATTAAGCCTGAGCTTTCTGAGTTACGTCAAGTATGAAGACGTCTTTGTTTCCGACGAATGCCGGGAACGCAAACATCTCGTAACCCACGTACCGGCCTCTCTCGTTCCTCCACTGAGAAATGAGATTGTCCTTGAAAGCGGTGTACACCTTGTTCGGAATCGGGTCAACCGTTTCCAGAGGATCAGACACCTTCAACACTGCAACCTTCGGGGCGCACTGTGAAACTATCCTTCCGTCCTTGAACAGAGATACTGCTGTACCGGTGTTCAGAATTCCCTTCTCGTTGACGATCTCAATCGGAGCAAGTCCAACGGCCGTCAGGTAGGTGTTGACAGTATCAATTCCGAGTGCCGGGGTTGCCGTCCTCGTGGTGATCCTGCCAAGGTTGAACTGCACCAGATCCTTCAGCTGCTTGGACTGAGTGATCAGGGAGGCAGTTGCCTTACTTACCCTGTGCCTGAGGACATTCTTACCAGCTGCGTCAGCGATATCTTCAGCGTACTGAAGCACACCAATGACATCCATGGTAGTCGGAGTTGAAGCGCTCCATACTACGTCAGTTGACCGGAGAATGTTCTTGGTGATACCAACGCTGATAGCTGCTGACCAGACAATACCGCCGGCATTGTTGGTCTTAGTCAGAGTGATCTGACCGTCTGACAGGGCCTCCAGGTACTGAGCCCAGATACGCCTGTGGGGTGCTATCGCTGCGAGTTCATAGGGATTGAACAGGTACTTCACGATCTTCGCATACTGCTCCTGCTTCTGTTCTTTCGTGAGGTTCACTGACCTTTCACGGAAACGGTTTTCCATGAAATAGTAACGCTCCAGACGATCGTTGTCGATCTGCCACTCGTCACCAATCCTGGCGAGAGTTCCGGACAGTTCGCCTATTGACGGCATGTCGCGCTTGGGCCTTTCGGCGTTTTTGTCGATTACCGTACCGAGCATTGCTGCTGCGTGTTCTGCAGTTGCGGCGGCCCAGTTCTTGGATGCTTCATACTCCACATCCATCTCCGCATCCCAGCCTACCTTGTAGGTGGACGTCTTCATGTTTTCATTGATGAAAGCATCAAACGCGCGGGGCTTCTGGATCAGTTCAAGTATTGTTTCCATTTCCTTAGCCTATAAACTGCATGAATTTCAGTGCGGTTTTTATTGCGGTCGTGATTGCCTGGGGCAGCCTCGATACAACAATTCCTCTTGCCTCGTATATTACTGAGCAGCTTGGCTGAGCGTCAAACTCAATTTCCCTGTAGTTCAGTCCGTCCGGATTGACGGCAACGCCGTCTGTTTCTGCGGTGTACTGCTGAAGTACCGTACCAGCTGCGTGAGCACCGAGAGCGTCGGCCTCGATAGCAAAGCTGTCGTAATCAGCGTTAGATGTGTCTATGGTTCCTACCTCAACAGCGGCATCTCCGATGCCAATAATGTCGGTAGGCAGAAGCATAGAACCCTTTAAGATCCTGACGGAAGTCGCAACGGCAGTCAAAGCCGTATGGATAACTGCCGTCTTCACAAGGGTTGCCTTCCGTTCGGTATGATCAACCTTCAGAAACACACCTTTCGGGAGTTTCAGTGTCCCTGTGGGAACGGTTGTCTTATCAAACAAAAAGCCGCCCTCGAATTCACGTGTGGTTTCAACATCCCACATGTGGGAATAGCTGTTACCACTCTGAGCGGTTTCTTTGTAGTCCATGACAATTAGTTAATAATCAGTCCTTTTTCTCTTGCTTGTTGATCTCAGCCATGTTCTTTACGAACTCATCCTCTGACGTTTTTGCCGGATCCCCGGTACCAGGTACTCTGAATTTGGAAAGGCCGGCGTCTGCAAGCTCCTGCTTTATGGCCGACACGTCAGCCGTAAGCTCTGTTTTGTAAGCCTCAAAATCTGCTTCGTCCTTGAACGACATTCGTTCAAAATCCTTCAGTTTCGAAGCCTTGGTTTTCTCGGGAAGCTCTTTTATCATCTCCTCGATAACCGTTCGCCTGCTCTTAGTGACGTTCGCCTGCTCAATATTGGCAAGTCGTTCCTCCTGTGCAGTCCGGAACTTCTTAAACCATGCAGGTTCTTCGTCCTCTTCGTCGCCCTGATTTCCTCCCCCCTTTTTTCCCGGTTCGCCTGACCCGGCGGGTGGTTCCTGATGTCCCTCTTTCTTTTTTGTTGCGTTCACTATTCTCGTGACCGCTGTCTGAGTGACCTTTAAATATGGGATAGCCGCGTCGATTGCTGCGTCTATCTGCTCGTCTGTGGCATTTTCTGGCAGAGTAGCTTTGATCTGGTTTGCTACAGCCTCCAGTTCTTTGTCATTGAACCCCAGAGATGCCGCTTT